GTTACCTATATTGGTTGATGCAGTAGTCGTAGCAGACAGCCAGGGCAGAGTACCCCAGCTATTCGGTAACCCAGCAGCAATATAGCTGCCGACTTCCGAAAGCGTTGTGGTTCCTTCGAGGAACCGATGATGCGTGTCCGGAAGTGTGAAATGTGCTGAATCAACACTGCCACATTTTGTCCCCAGGACTTCGAAAAGTTCTGGATACTCTGTCCTGCTTAGGCTGGCTCCATTGCAGAGCAAATATCCATCAGGAATAGTTGTACCTAAATAAAAAACGACTGTACCGATGGGCACAATGGCTTTGCCCAGGTTTTTCATAGCACTCAGGAGCTGATCCGTTTTAGTCTGGTCGATGGTCAGGCCGTTCCCCTGGATAGCACAACCTAAAGTCTGAGAAACCCAATGGAACCAGGCAGCGCCAGGAAGGGTAGGTGCCACACCTTTAGAAGGGTCACCATTTGTGGGGTAACCGGTAGAAACTAGATCAGACAGATTCGGCACCGTCTGGATAGCATTGGCGGTCCATTTCATTGCATAGGTGATTGTGCTCATTGCTGTGCTCCCTCGTATTCAAAAATCGCTGTGACGTGAGCTGGAACCAGCTCTCTCATCAGGCATTCAAAAAGCCGATCTCCCCACACTGCGAGGGGCTGATCGGCTGTCCAGGTAACGTTGAAAAGTTTTTGAGAAGAATTGGCTTTGACCTTGATCGCCATTGCATACGCGGTATTCCACTCAAGGCCGTAGAGCCCTTTGTTTACGCGGTCTTTGACGGTGAAAGCCTCAAATGTCTCAATCGTTGCCTCATAGCCAAGGCTCTCTGCAACGTCCATAAAAAAACGAGCCGTAAGTGAACGGCTCGATGTGATTTTTGTGATTAGCTCCTGCCTTTTTTCCTCTAGCGTTGGATCGGCGAGAGCTGCCAGGCAAGGTGACGGTATTCCCCAATCTGTAAACCAGTTTTCAAGCAAATTGAATGAGGTTCTCGGATCGGATTCTTCAATCACGTGATCGGCCTGAGCATCCACACGTGCGAATTCGGCTGCTATAGCGTGGAGAATACTGTCCAGGAGACTGCCTGGCGTTCGTTGCCAAATTGGGCCTCTAGGCAGTAGGCGTGACAGCGCCTTGTCGTAGTCATCAACTGAATACATAACTGCCTCACACGTAAGTGATAGTCCCAGGAACCAAGATTTCACCTGTACCAGCTGGGACATCATCGGTCGGAGAAACAATTCGATAGGAGACAATCTCCTCAACACTTCCAACAGCTCGGTCTAAAGACGTGAGAAGGACTTTCGTTGCCGGTTCTGCCTCTGTCTGGATGATTTGTTTGACTGCGCAGGCAACTTTCGTCCGAATTTCGGCGTTATCCGGTGTTATGTCGAGCGTCATATCCAGGTTTTTCGCCACAGGTGCGACAACGGTCAGAATCGTTGTGACGGGCATCAGCGTTTCAATGTGTGCCTTGACGCGCTGAACCATGAGATCAGAGGGGATTCCGTTGTCGGTCAGGCCATCAGTCATGAATCGAACAGTGACGTGTCCTGGCCCCAATTCCAACGGGTAGCACCATGCACGGGTTACACCGTTCACCTCTTTGGCCCAGGCCACATAATCGGTTTTTGTCCCAGCTTTCGGCGGGTTCTGCATTCTGAACAGAAGCCGTTCTCTAAGACTTTCGTCACCTTCGATGTCGGTTCCGCCTGAAACTTCACCGGAAGTGGCCTCGGATTCGATGCCAGCGATTGGAGAGACAAGGGTCAGAACCGTTCCCGCTTCCAGGTTCCCATTAGATCCTGGGTTCACGGCCTGGATACTCGCGACAAGGCTTGAATCGGTTTCAGTCGTAGTCTCGAAAATGACTTCATCTGCTGTCTGTAGAGTTGTGCCTACAGGTACAGAACCGGAACCGGTAAAGGTAACTGTTCCCTGGGCGTTCGTGGCCTGTTTTCTGTAGATTCCGTATTCCGATGCACGGCGCTCTAAATATTTGCCCTCAGCAGAAGTCGCAAAAATCTGTTTAGAGACAAACTCGATGTACCCATACAACGAATGGACCGCTGAGGCACACACCAGGGACATCACATTGATGAGAGAACGGCGGGGCACTCGTTGACCATAACGGCTCTCAGCGTCTGACCTCACTCGGTCGATAATCTCTGTAAGGGTAGGTCTATTGAATGGCATTTACTAAACTCCAAAGATCCTGAAAACGAGCCTCAACCGAGCGCTTATCGCCTGGCTGTACGATGTCAATAGTCATGTTCAGGCGCCCATCGTCACGCCAAGCCTCGACATTGATCTGGACGGCTAAGGCGTCATCAATCATCCATTGCAAGGATTCCTCTGCGTAGGCTTTCGCCAATGCGACAGTTTCGCGGGTCAGTTTTTCGCGCTGTAATAACCACAAACGGGAACCGATTTGGTCCCCGCTTATGCTTGAAAATGTGTCTCCCCACCAGCCCTGCCTGTACGGGATTTGAACACCGTCATCATCGTTGGATCGGCGCCAGGAAAAGAGACTTATAAGAACAGCCTGAACCAAGGGATCAGGCTGATACTCTGTGATGTCAACTTTTTGGCCGTTGATTAGGCACTCCATAGAACCTCCTATTTATCCGGCTCCGGTCCACCGTTGTGTTTGTGATGTTCGAGAGAAACACCGCCAGCAGTGACATCTCCGGTTGTCGTGAGAGAGCCATCAACTTTGGCACCGCTTCCGCCAGAGATCTGTAACCCGCCTTTTCCGGTTATCAATCCGTCCACAGTCAACGGGCCGTGGATGTTCGTTTGAGGTGCCGTGATGTCCACGGCTCCCGCGCTGGTGAGCGTGGTTGTTCCGCCCACATCTGCAACTAGTTTTTTAGGTGTCGAGATGAGCAGCTGATCACGCATGAAATAGACCTGCTGACCCTGATCGTCATAAATTGCGACTTCGCCAGCTTTCATGTTCATGATCCGGTAGCGTCTATCTGCAACACAGAACACAATTCCGTTTGACCTGTTCCCATCGAAGAACAGGGCGAATGCTTCCGGTTTCCCGTCCGCGAGAGGTTCAGAAGTAAAGCCATAAGGCTCCACGTGTTCGAGTTGGTCGCGAACCTCGCCAGCCAGGAACTCACACTGCAACTCCCTCATCTTTTTGGTGGCATATGACAGGCGCACAAAGCCGCGTGCGATCATGTCTTGAATTTGAGCGAATACGTTTCTCATTTACCCTTGACATCAGCCCATTCGTCAGTTTTTGCCGATGTGGAACCGGATGCTCCTTTAGATGGTTTGTAGCCAGCGCGTTGATATGCGTCCTGGCTGATCGTTTCGATTTCAGTAATCGAACCGCTTTGGTTGAGATTTAGAACAACTTTGTTGATTAGGAATTGCCCGTTGATTTGAAGAATCGGATCCTCAAGTTCAACGAGAGAATTAGGACGCCAGAGCGCGCCATTTGTCTGCCTCCATCCCTGCACGTTGTGTTGACTGCGCATCATGTCAGCATGGCGGAAGTCCTTTTCAAACTGTGCACGGCTTTCGTTCAGACTGTTTGAGCTTTGGCCCGTGTCTTTGATAACCAGGAGACGGTAACGTCCAATCCGGTTGTCATACGCTATGCCTTTATCCTGGGAAACCTGTTTCCCAAATTCCAGGTCCGAGCCTTTATGCTGACCCAGGACGGCATACACGCTGAAAATTTTGGAGGCGTCCCAGTTAGAAGAACCTGTGAGCACGTTCTGTCCAACCTTGAGACGGTCAAAACACTTGCCAGCGCTTCCAACTTCGACAATAACCAGGTTTCCGAATTCGTCATCTGTAACCACTAGGTTGTCTTTGGTCAAAAGTCGGTTGATTGATTCGACTACTTTTTCACCTGGATTCACTGTGAAATTCGTGTGTTTAGACGCGAGCGTGGTTTCACAGTGAACGGAAATCCCAAACGGTTCGCAAAGATCAGCGATGATTTTTTCAACGGTCTGATTGTGCCAGGAGAGATTTGCGCGTTTGGACGCCTTGACTGGTTTGGCTTTTGGCGTGGAAGGGGATTTCCCTTTAACGTCTGCCCATTCGTCGGTCTTCTGCGCCTGGCCTCCACCACCAGAACCCTGTTGAGCAATAGCAGACCAGGGAGAACAACAATCGACAAGATCAACCGTCCTGGATTTGCCTTGCACCTGAACATTAACGCTCTGGGCGTCATAGCTGATCGGCGTGCTGGTGATGTAGCCCGTGCAGACTTTCTCATCACCGACATAAAGCTCAACGAGCTGGCCAGGTTTAAGCCGTGTGAATGACTTATTCCCAGGAAAATTGTCAGTCACCGACAAAACAAAAGCTCTGCAAATTTGGTCGATGCTCGTTTCCACTCTGGCGGATTTCCAGCCCTCGTAGATCTGACCATCGACCCTCAGAGTGATTTTGTTTTTGTCAGTAGTAGTGTTCATTTGCTCAACAATTTCAGATCATTAGGACAGAAAGCGGAATGCGGAATCTGGTTTCTGATCACAATCTCTTTCTCTCTGTTCGCATCGTTGTAGTAGTCGTAAGCAATCACAACAGATGATTCATTAAGAGGAAGCACGGCCTCAATCAGTCTGCTGAGACCCTCAGCTTTTTGAGTGAGACTGATGAACACAGCGGATCGAGCCTCCACCAGCTGGATGAAAATGTCATCAGTGGTCAACGGGTTTCTGAGCTCGTTGTCAATCACAGAGAGCAGGTTGTCACGTGTCGCAACCAGCTCATCAACAGAAACAGTGACATTGTTCTCAGTAGTAGCAGAAGTTTCGTTCTCTGCTGCCTGAATATCTGCACTGTCCTGATCAGCATCATCACTGCCAGTGATGTCAACACGAGAACCGATGAGCGAAGCAGCGCCCAGCGCTTGAGACAGAATCAAGCGCCTTGTCAGTGTTTCCACTGCGCTCGTGTCATTGAGCTGTAGCGATTCAATAGAACTCGTTACTGCATCTTCATTCGCTCTCGCAGTTGTGAACTGATTGAACGTGTCGGATTTGGTGGTATTCGCCAGCTGATCAACAACACCCGTCCAGCGATGTTTTGAACCTGCGTACTGAGACAGGCCAAGGATTCCCTTGAGACTAGTTGCAAAATCGGCGGGCGCCGATGTCAGCAGATAGGAGCCTGTTTGAGCCAATTCGATCAGGTCTGAGGCAATTCCGAATGTTTTTGAAAACTCAGAATTGGCCAGCTCTGTGAGCTGGTTGACCATAGATCCGTCAACTACACCCTGAACGAATTGATAGAGCGCTGTAGTTTTGAACTTGGCTGCAAAATCCTCGACAGCAGACAGCCCCAATTTGTCAGCCAGGCCACGAATCTGCGAGATTGAATCCAAAGAAAAGGCGGGGAATTCCAGGTTCCCCGCTTCCACGAATGTGACAGATATTGAGACATATCCCAATTCTTCAGACGTGTAATCAATGCTTGACGCATCGAACACACTCACCGTTAAGTTCCCGTCCCAGGGATGGACAAAAGTCCCTGGGCCAGGAGTGAGCAGAACTTTCTCTAAGAGTTTGGCTTTTTCAACACAATCATTCCCGCACAAAAAGGCGGTCATGCTGTAGCGGGTGGCACCTTTGCCAAGATCTTCAAGGTAAGGCACATCACGCTGTGGATACTCGTGCAGCACCTGTCTGCGCAGAAAAGACTTAGATACAGACAGGACGTTGAAGCCGATCCCCTTAAATGATGCAGCTCTTAATCGTTCAAAAAAGTAAGCCATTAGTGATCAATCCTGTCTGAAAGTCCAACCTGTCCCGCAACTTGTAAACCGTTGCTTCCGGTTGCGTTTTTAATCTCTGCGGTAGCCCCATTCTTGGCTGTAACTTCGATGTTCATTGTTCCCTGCACTTTCTGTGTTCCTGCCACAGGTGCAGTACTGTAGGGATAGTTAGCAGAGGAACGAGCGGGAGCAGGTTTGGGCTTCTCATCATCAGAGCCAAAACCGAGCTTCCCTTTTAGCCAGCCAATCGCATTCTTGAACGATTCAGGCAACATATCCGACAAGTCGAATGCGCCAAAAAAGTCGTGGAATTTTTTGCCGATGTCACCAAGAATGTTTTGCGCACCAGCTAGAAGATCAGGGCCGATTTTCTTAAAACTATCTGGCACCAGATTGAAGGAGCCCTCAAAAATCTTGAAAAAGCCCTCCACAATTTTGGTCATATCGCCATTGAACAGACCGCTCCAAAGTGTTTTGATGCCGTCAATCCAACCGGAGATGACATTTTCAATGGTTTTGATGGCGCCAGTGAAGATCTCTGTGATGCCGTTCCACAGACCTGTAAAAAATGGTCCAACTTTGTCCCAGTTGGACATGATCAGCGCTGCGCCAGCTGCTATCGCTGTGATCACTGCACCGACAGGATTCGCAACAAATGCAATTCCAACAGCCCGAATGATCGGGATCAAAGCAAAGAAGGAACGACCTAGTGTTATCAGAGAACCAACGAACTGACCGATTGAAATTACAGCCTTGCCCGCCATGAAGCCCGCGAAGGCTTTCATGATCGTGTCGAATCCGCCGATCTTGTCATACAGCTCACCAATCGCGTGGAAACAGTCCATTGCGTCATTGGCTAACTTCTCAAAATCGACTTTCTTCAAGCTGTCTGCCAGCTTTGAAACAGCTTCGGACAGACGGCCAGCAAAAGCCTCTTTGTTTTTTGCAAGGAACTCGGTCAGGTCATCAATTAACGGTCCGAGTACTGGTGCAATTTTTGCACTGATCGTGTTTCCGAAGGAATCGAAAACAGCACCAAGATCAGTGAATTTGTCACCGAGGGAGGCAGCTGCTTTCACATCCTGATCGGACATTGTGAGCCCTAAGTCCTGGGCTCGTTTCTCCATTTCGGCCAGGCCCCTAGACCCATCCTGCAACATCGGGATCAGCTTTTGACCAGCATCTCCAAATGCTGCAATCGCCATGCGAGCGCGCACGCTGGAATTCGTGTTGCGCTGGATAGCATCAGAGAACTCAGGAAGGACATCAGCAGCAGTTCGCACATGACCGTTCGCATCCCTGAGAGAGATTCCGAGCTTTTTAAACAAGGAGGCCAGCTCCTCATTTTTGCCCGCTACTGCTTTAGCAATATTCTCGTTGAGTTTGCCAAGGGCTGAATTCATATCCTCAGCCGTAGCGCCAGACATTTTGGCAGCGTATTGCAGAGATTGAAGCCGTTCAGCGCCAATACCCAGGCGAATAGATGCCTTGTCTATCGCGTCCCCTGTATCCAGGAATTTGCTCATCATCTGTGACAATGAGAATCCGACAGCGGATGCAGCAGCGGTCAACGGTAATGCAAGTTTCTTCGCAGCGCTCGTGACCTGATCTGTGACGTTCGTCAACGAACGCCTAAAAAATTTGAACTTTTTATTTACATCCTTGAATTCGTCAGATTTGAGTAGTTTTTGTAACTTTCCCCATCTGGCGGATAGTTGCTTGATAACGGGGCTGAGTTGATCCCTAACAGCAAAGAACACGGTCATTATTTTATTGTTTGCCATTCTGTTTCTCTTCCCGCGCTCTCAAGCGCCTGTACTGTTGATCAAAAAGGAACGCATCCTCCAAGGTCATCTCAAGAATTTGGCTGGGAGGCATATGCCAAACCCAGCCAATATCAAAAAACCAATCGGTTAATTCTTGAATTGAGATGTTTAAGAGGCCGTCCGTTGTCCGAAAAAACCAGTGATCTCAGCGCAGATTTGCAGATAGTCCTCTGCGCATAACTCATCGACTGTGCTCATCGGGATGCTGGCGCACTCTGCAATATATTTCGCGCAGCGATCAGTTAACATCTCAAAAGAGCCGTCCTGGTTAAAACTAAAGGGGAGGCCGAGTTGTTTAATCAGCTTCCCCTTTGGACTTTTCAGATGGAGCTCGGCCAACTCGGTATCTCCAAACTTGACCGGCTCTGTGAGTTTCATTAAATGCTCCATTTGCCTGTTTCTCCTGCAAAATTGATCGTTGTGTCACTGTCATCACCAGAGACTTCGATTGAGTCTGTGACGAAAGCACCGCCTAACGTGTAAGTCCATCCGTTCGCGAACTCTGCGATAACAGTCATGTCAGCTCCTGTCTGCAATTTCGCAACAGGGAAATTTTTGTCCACGACAAATTGACCGCTGATGGTCGGAACAACTGGAATTTCCTTGTAACCACTGACACGGCCATTAGCCACAATCGCCTCACGAGACACATTGGAAGCCGTGGCCGTCATAGAGCCTTTGAGTAAAAGAACCTGTCCATCGACCTTCACATAACAGGTTCCAGCAATTAGTTCTGCCATGATTAAGCCTCCTGATATTGCAGTCTGAACTGATTAAGCAGAGCGAAGATTCTCAACTGGTTGACGTAATCAGGCGGGAACAGAACGTTGATTCTGTTCACATTGTCAGTGTCACGTTCAACAACAAGGTAACGCTCAAAGAGCGGGGCATTTTCAACAATGCCCTGATACTCAAGTTTTGCGTAGGCCACTGTGAGCTCAGACCTGATGATCTTCGGCGTAACAATCGCCTGTCCAGGTCCGAAGTTTGTGCCATCGTTCGCAAGTTTGTGTCTGCCGTATTTGGCAGTGATCAAGCCCTTCAAGTAGCGAAGAACATAAGCGGTTGTAAACAGGGTTTCACAATCGACATAACTCAGATCCTGCTCACCGTATTTGTTCACTCGGTAGTTCGTGACTTCACGCTCAATCTGAACAACACCTGCCACAGCCGTGAGAGTTGCCAAGCCGTTCTGAAGGAGCGTATTGCGCTCGGTCAGCTGGAACATCTCTCCTGTCGGAGCGCCTGTGATGCGGATTAAAGAACCCGTCTGGGTAGGACGTGCCGGATCCGCGTCAATGAACACCTTAGTGCGAGCAACAGCGCTGGCGATTGCTTCCACATCCCAGGAGCCAAAATTCGGCTCTAATGCGAAGGTGGTCATGTGCTGATCGTTGCGGGTTTTGCCAAATGTCAGAAGGGTGTTGTAGTCACCGCGTTTTGCAGTGATCACATGACCATAGAGCATTTGGTACGGTGACCATCTTCCGCCTGTGTCATTCATAAGAGCTTGGAAGTCATCCAAGACATCAGAAGAACAATAGGGATTGCCGATATATTCATAGGCATCCGAGCCCATTGCTTTGAGAGCATCGCCAAGATCAGGATCCGTGGCACCACCGCTCATTGCGGTAATCTCGACACCCAAGCCAGGCACGTCCATTTCACCGCCGATGGCGCCTTTAACGTTTTTGCGAACCAGGATGTTGTTGCCGAGCGTTCCACCGTTGCGCGCTGTAATTGTGACCACACCTGCTGCTGCCGTGGCAGTAACCGGAAGGTCGCCTTTGGCAGTGATTGCGGAAGCCATCGAAGTCGCGACTGTAGTTGCTGCATCTTTGGCTGCTACACCCACGCGAACAAGGTCAGCACCGATGTACAGATAAACCGTGCTGGATTCGGAAGCCGTGCCGGTAATCGTCACAGTGGCGGATGCTTTGGTCGCAGTGGTCACATCAGCCAGCGGGATGCAGTACAGCGCACCGAGCACATCAGTGTTGCGGTATGCCTCAACCATTCTGGCAAGCATGGAACCACGGCCAAACAGCGTCTTTGCCATAGCAGCAGAGGAAACCGCCACGGGTTTTCCGGCTGTTGCTGTTCCGCTGTCGAGCATCTGACCAAACAACAGAGCAACGTTGCTGTTTCCAGGCGTGAACGCTGCTGAGTTATCAACCTCTGCATAGAACAACGGCACCATCTGGCCATTACCGGATGGGATTGTGTTAAAAGAGACAGGCATCTGTTACTCCTATTTTTGATCTAACAAAACCTTGATTTTTTCGGACAAGCCATCCTGTTTGAGCTCAAGATCGTTTTCCTTGAATGCTGGATAGCTCTCATAAAGTGATTTTTGGTATGTATCGCTGTAATCGAGTCGGTACATTGTTTTGAAGTCGAAGCGGTAGGCCATGCGCTCTGGATCCAGGTAGATGACCTCGGCACCGTCGTATGCGAGTTTTTCGAGGTGCTTAGGATCAGGGCTCCAAAACAAAATGGCGCGGAATAATTCCCCGCGAATTTTGTCAATCTGCTCTAGGTCTCCCTGGCCTCTCAGTTCCTCATTGTTCGTATTGGCAACTTGAACAATGACGGCAAGCGAAACATCAACATTTTGCAGATACTCGCCATTAAGGGAATACTCTCCACCCTGTTCGTTTTCCAAAACAACATAAGCAGCCGGAAGATCAGGCGCCTCAACTCGAACGAGAGAATCTACTGCCCAGGCGCTTGCGCCTGCAACACGCCCTTTAAACGATGGACAGCGCTCTCTAATCGCTTGGATGTAATCGGAAATTCTGATCATCATGATTTGATTCCCTCTACAAAAGCATCTTCCATGCGATCCTCAAAACGCTTCCGGTATTCCTCTGCAACAACCTGCATGAAGTTTTCGCGGGGGAGCACTACTTTATTTCCCTGGCGTTTCTTGGATTGCTGTTTGGGTGAATCCGACCGCGGGCCACGGTGTCCAAATACAACAAATGCGGGATAAAACTCCCGCATATTCTTTGTTTTAGTAGGGCGAATCCATACTGCATTCCCGCTTCTGGATACCGTTGCCTTGATAGACCGTTGCATTTCACCAGATTGACGGCCAGGCGGTTCGCCAGGACGTGAAACTGCACGTTTGCTGATACGCTGGCGCGCTGCTTTCCTTACGTCCTTACCGACTTCACGTAATGCAGAGCGGATGACCTTTTTATCAAAATCCCAGAATGTGAAGCCATCAGGCGTTCGTACTTCAAGAAAATCAGCGCTCATGATTGGACTACTCCTTCCTGCTGCACATCAATGACAGTGAAACGGTCCTTCCCTGCAATGTCTGAAACTCGTTGAACGCGGTATTTCAAACCGTTGCAGACAATGCGGATTAGTTTGGTGAGGTCCTGCGGTCGAGTTTTGCCATCAATGCAACGTGTAAAAACACGGTGCGTGACGGTTTGCCCGATCTGCGAAGTGTTCCAAAATATTTGGGCGCCTACCGGCTGGATGTCTCCCCAAGCTGTGAATGAGTTGGTAGTAACATCAGAGAATCCAGCCGAATCGTTTGGCACCGACTTTCTCATCTCAAATGTGACCCTGTGCCGTAGGTCACCTACATTCGGCAGGTTCATACGTGCTCCAACACTCGGTCATAGATGATGAATCGGTCAAGCAGGTGATCGTAATGACGAATCTTTGAATCCTGGCCCTCAGTGATAGATCGGCGCTCGTAGAGATCTGTGACATACAGCTTGATCCAGGTTCTGATGCTGTCTGGGACATCATCAATGCTCGTGCAGACTGCACGCGGATCGGTATCTTTGACGATCTCACGATCACAGACTTGTTCTGCAAACTCTGTTGCAGCCAGGCCGTAGGATGAAATCAGAACATCATCAGCATCATGCTCAACTCTTAGGTGCTGTTTCAGCTCCTCCAAGGTCACTGCCGGTTTCGTCATGTTTCGGCTCCTCTATCGGTTCCTCTTTGGGTTCCTGCTTCTGTTCACCTTTCTTTTTTCCAGGCTTCGGTACTTCCGCGAAACCTTCATTTATCAACATCTGAGCCGTGCCATCAGAGACAACAACAATCGAGCCAGCCTCAAAACGTCCGACTACTGTCAAAACAGATTTTGTGATTTTGATTTTCATAAGAAAAAAAGGGAGCGGTTTCCCGCTCCCAAACCCCTCAACTCAAAGATTAGGTTCCGGTTGGCTTTGTCGGCATAGCGAGAGAACCACCAACAAGCGCCTTCGGATGTTCAACCACCAGTGCAAGACGGCGTTCAGCACGAATCGTGAACAGATTCTTGATGAAGTCATTTTCGTTCTGAGAAGCGATGTCGATCACTGTGCTCATTCTGTCGTAGATGGTGGCAGCCTGAGAGAAGTCACCAACAAGATATTTGCCCTCTGTCATGGAGGCGGAAGTCACAACGCGAACGCCCCATGCTGTCATGTTCTCGAAGCTGATGGACGGGACGCCATACAAGTATTGGTCATTAGAACCTTTGAGGCCCTGCAACTTAGCCCAATCCATCGGATTCAACAGAATGGCGTTTGCTCTGTAGTTAGCAGCGTTCACCTTAGCGATGGACAAGCGCAGGAGGTCGAGCAGAGTGCCTGAATCACCGCCTAGATCGGAGTAGGTGAAAGCCTGTGCAGTGTAGTTGCCATCTTTCATCAAACCGCCGAGGTTCGGGGAGGTGCCGTTACCATTGATGATCTGCTGTTCAACTTTGAGGTTGACACCGTAAACCATGCGAGCATTGATGAATGCTGCGAGTGTGGCGGAATCGTCAATGAGCTGGCGCGTTACCTTTGTGAAATGAGCGATAGTCTGAACATTAGACTGCATCAGCTCGAATGTATCGGTTGACTGCGGTTTCTGTGCGGCTTCCGCAACGAAAGCAGCGTTATTCGTGAACGTGCCCTCTTTCAGATATTCGACAGTTGTCACAGAGGTGGGCAGGTGAGGAATCAGACCTTCAATTACGAGGCTCTGATTCGGTTCAGCCAGCACACCAGGACGGCGATCCTTCGGAGCCAGTGTGCCAATGCCAATAGGATCCGGTGCTGTATCAGCCTTGAACACGAAAGCAGCAGAGCGGGCGTTGCCCTTAGCAAAAGCCTGATAGGAATCAGACTTGACGAAAGAATCACCGACAGAGCTCTGTTCTTTCGGAGCGTCAACCTTGATGCTCTTCTGCTGTAACTCAAGAACCTGTTTATCAATTTGAGCCTGTTTTTCTTTCAGCTCGTTGATTTCAGTTTCGTGTTTTTCAGAGTTTTCCTTGTAGCCATCTACTTTTTCTTTGACGGATTCAAGGACCTTTTCAATTTCTTCCATGATTTTTTCCTTAAAGGTAGGAGTTGAGACGCTTCAAAGCGTCTAATTCATGTTGTTTCGCCTGCTTTTCTGAATCTCTCAGATCATCAGCAAAAATCTGTTTGGCTCTGGAAACGATGGCCAGGGCCACACTTTTTGAAAATCCTGAATCCCTCAAGAATTTCTCAAAATCTCGTACTGTTTTCATCTGTTCAACGTCCTCAGACTTAACAGCAGTAATCTGGGCTTTCGGTTCGCACGGGAATGTGCAGATTGAAATTTCACGCAGCTTGTCAATCTCTTTGTATGTGTAGCCTGGCTCTCCTTCCTTTTTCTCGTAGCCGTCTTTGGCACAGGAAAAACCGATTGACAGGCCAGAAACAACACCTGCTTTCATAGCTGCATAGACATCTTTAGCTTTGGGGATGTCAAGAATCAGTTGTCCCTCGACCTTTAGCCCGCGTGCATTCTGTTCAAGTTTGGTGTACTTCCCAATAGGAATGTCATAACTGTCATGATTAAAAAAAATCGGCAGAGTGCCGACATTTTGAAGCGCCTTTGTGAATGCTCCTGGGAGGATTGTGTCTCCCACCAGGTCAACAGAGTTGAATTTGGTAGCGTAGCCGGAGAACGTACCAGCTTCGCTCTGATCATCAAATTTCAATTCAACATCTGATAAATCCAGCTGTTTTGTAATATCCATTTGTATCTCCGATTTATTGCTTTACAGGGTCTTCCGGCACCGTATTGCTCTGTGATGCCTGTTGCTCTCCGAGCTGGTTCACAGGCCACAAATTGCTCTGAGCTGTGAGCTGATCTGCACCATCGACAGGTGGCAGGTTTTCGAGTTTGCGCACCTCGTTGCGCGTCATAAAACCGTTTTGCAGTGCCTTGGAGTAAGAATCGTATCTGCTCGAAACTGAGGCTCTGAGCAGGGCAGACATCTTGAACTCTGCAACATATTTCGCTCGTTCTGCTGCTGTGAAAACTCTCTGCATGATGGCTTGTTCGACTGAACAGCAGAGCGGGTGGATCGTGCTTCGATAGAACGATTCAACAATCTGCTCAATGGATGCACCGGATGTGCCGGATGAACTGTTGATCAAAGCAGCAGGAACACCAAACCAGCGTCCAATTTCCTCCACTCCAAACTGTCTAGTTTCGAGCAACTGAGCATCAGCAGCAGACATGGCAACTTGTTGATACTTCATATCCGCTGGCAGGAAATTGATCCAGGAATCACCGTTGAAGGCTCCCAGCTCCCTGAATCTGTTACGCAGTTCAACCAACTGCTGGCCTTTAATCACACGGTCCACAGTCACAATGCCTGTGAGCTGGTTACCGTTGCCATAGAGTGCGCTGGCGTTTTTCTGGGCGTTTTTCATTTCATTGGTCGTTGCCCTCATATAGTCGAAAGTGCTCAAACCAACCACGCCATTTCCCATCCCTTTCCAATGAAGAATTTGGTCATTGGTGAAATAGGTGTATTTACCATCCTTTTTGTACTGGTAGATGACCTGCCCATCCAGCACCGCTACTTCCATCTGCCCTGATGCCGAAGCTAAAGGCGTCAACCCAATGAGCGCCCCCGTGCCGTCCCGGTGTATCAAAGCGTATGCGTTACCTGTGAGAAATCGGTTCATGCTCATGCACAGCCAAAAATCATGAGCTGTCATGATTTGATTTGGATTGTGCAGAACCTGCCAGAGACGTGTATCCCTTGCGGGAATTTTGTCACCGTTTTTTTTAACCTCATAGATGACCAGTGGGAGCGTGGCCATTGTCTCGGACAGCAGGTTGATACAGCTCCAAACTGCTGAAAGCTGCATTCCAGCCTCAGGCGGGATGTACGGTTCCTCTTTGTTGAGAGTTACCGAGGGAGCCGATTCTTGGAGGCCAGAATAATCTGACAACCCGCCTCCCCAGAGGCCGGAAAAAAATTGTCCAAAAAAGCTCCTGATCTTCATTTCATAAACTCAAAAAAAGGTTTGTGTCGGTCGCTTCTCTCTGTCCTGATTGCGCTCGATTGATCGCCATGATCAGAGCAACAACCCCGTCAATCTTGTTCTCAGGGAACTCCTTTCGCGGATAGATGTTATCTTTGGCGTCCGTGTGCGCTATCACGTTCGACATCATCCAGGTGAGTACAGGACCGCCATCATGGTGAAGTGTTCGGTCATAGACTGCTGCCTGTAAGGATTTCATGGGGTCAGACATATTGAGCACGGTTTGACGTACCTCAACCATCACGACACCTTCATCTTCAAGCTCCTGCGAGAGTTGCGCAGCCTGCCACGGATCGAAGTCAACCTCCTGGACATCAAAGCGGGAACAGTCTTCAAGGATTGATTCTTTGACAGCGCGGAAATCGGTAACTTCACCCTCAGAGACATTTAGGAGCTCCTGCCTTTCCCAGCCTGAGTACTGCGAGTTTTTGGCATTCTCCACAGCGCGCCTAGGTAACCAGAACGAGGGAAACACGTAGTAATGTGTTTTGCCGTCATCCTCGATACGTGGGAACACGAGCACCTTGGCGCAAATGTCGATCTTGGATGCCAGGTCAAGGCCGATGAAACAGGGCTGTCCATCGAACTCATCCAGACTCAAACTGTGATCTGCGCATTCGTCCCAGCGCCTCATATCCATCCAGGCGCTATCAGCATTCACCCAAACATTCAGATGTTTTGTAAGAAAGTTGTTTGCAGCACTGCTCATCGCCATTGCTTTGCGCTGTAGCGATCCAACCACCTCAGGGCGCACTGATATGTTCCAATTCGGATTGGCCTTTTCCAGCGCTTCCTCAGTGGTCCAGTCATCGTCTTTGTCGATGGAATAGATGATCCCAAACTGTGTTTCATCCTGGACAGCACCGGAAAGCACCTTAGTGACCATGCTTCTGACTTCGTAGCAGATCCCTGTTTTGTCGAATCCTGCTGTTGTGATAACCCACATCAACGAATTCAAGCGTTTTCCTAGGGACGTTTCCACAACGTCATACACAGCGCGAGTTTTGTGCGCATGAAGTTCATCAATCACTGCCAGGTGCGTATTTAAACCATCCAGTGTGGATCCCTCAGCGGATCTCGGCTGGAACGTACTTCCGGCGCTCGGTAGATAGAGCGCATTAGCCAGGACCTCCAAACCGAAAGCACTGCGTAGGTCTTTGTTCATTTCGGCCATTCGCTTGGCATCGCCAAAGACGATTTTTGCCTGATCGCGAGTAGTCGCGAATGAATAGATTTCGGCGCCTGGTTCCCTGTCTGCGCACAAACAGTACAGGGCAACACCGGAACTCAGACAGCTTTTGCCATTCCCGCGAGGAACTTCAATATACACGCGCCTGAATCGTCTCCTGCCGTCCTGGGTTTTCCAGCCGAAAACAGTTGTAAGGATGAAAACCTGCCAGGGTTCCAAGTGGATGCGCTGGCCAGCTAGGTTGCCCTTGACATGGGTCAGACACTCAATGAACTTGCAAACCCTGTTTGCAGCAGTCTCATCGAAGTGAAATCCCTTCTGATTCTCTAAGTCATCGAGCTGGCGCTTGACCGCCTTTTTGACCCATTCACAAGTCAAGATTCGGTCATAGATGACATCCAGGCAATACTGATGTGCAATCTGTACATAGTCTCGTTTAGTCATCTAAAAACGGATTCTCCGATTCTTGTTCATTCGGTTGTGCTCTAACTTTTGATCTTGAAATAGGCGTGAATCCTAGTTCCCTCTCACAGGCGAGCATCAGTTTTTGAACGTTGATCAGCGCTGAAAATGTTGGAGACAGTGAGCGCAGTCCTGAGTTTTCAGAGGTTTGCTCAATGTCGCCAGCTTCAACTACTTTCGACAGCTTCCGGTAAAGCGCGTAATTCCTGCACCACTTCTCTAAAACTCCATGATCCAGCGCGGTGAGGAATCCTTCCGGCGCAACTTTCACAGCCATCATCCAGGCATCACGTGCATCAGCCGTGAGGCCAGGTGGCGGTAGCGGGTTCAGTTTCTCGTTGACGGTCCACTCATGCGAATTTTGTCTGCACTTTTGGAGAGTTCCTGTGGCTGCTTTTTCCGCGTCTGATTTGCGTGGCCGTCCTGCCATAAAAACCTCCGAAACTCGCGCGCACGCGCGCGAACTTTTCAATGAAAATTTCGATTTTTCACGGTGCGCTGCATAAAATTTCGTTTTTGCATTTTGCACGCATAAAAAATTGACTGGGCGCGCGGTCTAGAAGCCTCAGAGCGCGAGGTCTCACCCGCCCCTACCTCTTTTGTTACCGAAACCTCCATCCTCTCTGGCGGTCTTTGTGTTGTGACACGTTTCACAAAGAGCTTGCCAGTTCGATTCATCCCAGAACAATGATTTGTTTCCCTTGTGCGGAATGATGTGGTCCACGACAGTGGCCGGAGTAATGCGTCCCTGTCTCTCGCATTCTGCGCACAGCGGATGTTCAGATAGGAATGCCAGGCGAGCACGTCTCCAGGCTGTGCCGTACCCTCTTTTTGCTGAGGAAACTCTATTCCGGTCTTTGTAGCGATTAGCTTCTGTTTTATGTTTAGAACAGTAGCGTTCGCCTTGGCTGACTAACTCTTTACAGCCTGGATAATTACAGAGATGGAGTGGCATAGGTATTGGTGCTGGGGATGTCGCTCCCCGCTGGCGGTACTACTCAAATGAATCGAGCAACAAAAAACCGAGCTGGTTAGGGCTCGGTATTCTTTCCTTCCTTTTGGGCACGCCAAAGGTCGCCAGAGGGCGATTGTTATCACAAAGGACACACTGAAATTGTCTGCCTTATTATGGCTCAATCGTTTTCTAGTTGCAACTGCTTTCTGATGTCCTGCTCGTAGTAAACACGTTTTTGGAATGATTCAATGCAGAACTCTCTCCACGACTTCTCCTGGTCTCTGCGGATTCTTGCTCGGCGCTTCAATGCTATGTAGTCATACTCAGTGCCAAACACGAATATCTTGATATTCTTTTTAACCGGAACATACTCAATCATCTCAGGCATACGAGCCCAAACTGTTTGAAGAAAATCGGCGTCCTTATAATCAGGCGATGGCTGCTGAGGTTCTCGGTATCTCAGTTCATCAGCCTCACGCCAATACTTTTCTTCCTCAGTTTCTGGTTGTCTATCAGCATAGGCGCGCAGGTACTGGCAGATGTCGAATGTCGATGATCTGCGATAGACCTGTCGATCACCGTACACCCTTCGCCAGTTAGAGAGCCGTTCAAGAAAAGCCTCATCAATCATTTAACCTCCTCACGGATCAACCGGAACAGCTCCTCAATCGGCATGACTGCAAGCCATTGTTTACGATCAGCACGACATACAACAATCGGACGTTCTGACAGGTCACATCCTTCGGTAGCCTGGCTCATCCAGTCGTAGATATTCCCTATCGCTGCACGTCTTTTGACTTCAATGGAGTAGGGCTTGAGTTTGATGTCTGCACCACCATCTCGGGTCTGCTGCAAATTGCGATGCACATCTATTCCGAGGTTTTCAAAAATCAGCTTGCAGAACTCGACTTCCCCAGCGTTTCCTTTTCTTTTTGCGTTTGTCATGCTGCCTCCTGCTTCCGTTTTTCGTTTTCTTCCTCAAGGGCATCAATCGCCATCCAAATGTATTTGAGCTCAATTCTTAGCTCGCAGTTCTGATTAAAAACAAACGCTGCCACACACAAAATGGCGATGTTGATTAGAGCCAGAACGATCAAAGCATTCTCGATTGTTGAAAGATCCATGTTGTTTCTCCGGTTGTTTGTTATTAGGGCCTCTGGGCGATCATTTCCGCGTGGGCTTTGAACCTGGGAAACTGCGAGAAAAATTTAATTCTTCGCTGTATCCGTTCATCGTTATCACGCTCGAAAACTGAGCACCTGATAAATGAAATTGCGTAGCACTGGATGCCTTGACCTTTTTCTGGGTTGTGGCAATAGATGTGCATATCTCCAAAACTTTCGGCTGGCGGTCGCGATTTTTTACCCCACTTGTCCACCCAGTAACTTTCAGCAAACTTGCAGTACAGACAGCAGCCAGTCATAGGAGTTTCCTCCAGTCCTGAATTGCGGTAAGAAACGCCCAAAAAACAATCATCCATTTCAACAGCTCAGTTTTTTCTTGATTCCAGGCCAAAAGTCCTGCATAGGCGCCACAACAGAGCGTGAATTTGAATATGAATCGTGAGAATTTGTTCCAGTTCATTGCGCACCTCAAAAATAAGTCTCAGCGTCCTGCTGTCTCTGAATAGCCCGCTGTTTGAGCTGATTGATGTATGCCGTCATCGGCGAGATTTCCTCGATTTTCTTGTCCTTCTGACTTTCTTCGCTCTTTGGGTACATTCCAGGCTTTACCACATTGTTTTTGACCCATTTTTTGATTCTGTTTCCTAGGTCATAGGCGCTTTCATCCCTGTAATAGGTCTTACCCTCAACCTGACAGCTTGGAATATTGGTTTTAGGGCAAAGCTCAGGAATTCCGATTGAGCAGAAGTAATCTGTGAGGCTCTGGATGACGTGTGGATGCTTGATAGTTGAGTTGTAATCGTCAATTAGCTTCCAGTCGCGTTGGAGATTCTCAGCCAGTTCGATCAAGTCTCTGTACTGCAAAAGGCCAGCAGTGACTTGAGGAAAATACTTTCCCTCAATCCCTTCATGGAACTCACAGACATTGATCCCTTGTGCCAGCTGTCCACACCAAACCATGCACGGGCAGCCATTGGCTGCACACAGCTTTTCAAAAACCTTTGGTTTTGGAAGCTCCTGTTTCTCCTGTTCTTCCTGGAAGTCAATGTTTGTTCTTTTTCTTCTAGCGGTCATGATATTTCCTATCGCAAATTTTCTCGAAGTTGTTTGCCTTGGTTATCCACTCAAGGTCTGCTCTAAACGTTCTGCCATCTTTCTGTTTGACCTGGCCCATGAGAAATTTGGAACGTCCTACAAACTCAAAGAATCGTTTGAAAAAGTCCAGGCCATCAGCTTCGGATTGGAATCCTTGGTCTAAGGACATCTCTCTCCAACGTGCTGCCAAGTTGTTGACGCGTGATGCTGATGTCCAGATTCGGACTGGTGGAAGTCCAGGCAGGCACTCGTGATACAGGTCAATTAGTTTTTGCTGAGGGCAGTGTTTTGAGACCTTGAGGGCTTTTTGATCCGGTGTCAGTTCTTTCTCGACTTTTTCCGATGTTTCTGTCAGAGTGAATTCATCATTTTCTTCTGGCGCATTCTTCTGTGCGTCTGGAGAGGCGTTTTCGGCTCTGTGGACAAATACATCTTTAGATGTATTAATAATTGACTGAGTATTGACTGAGTAGTGTCCCAAATTTGGTACTGGTTCAAGTCCGTTTTTGGTACCGGTACCGTTTTTGGTACTGGTTTTGGTACCAAAATTGGTACTGCTTCCACTACCGTTTTTGGTACCGGTACCAAATTTGGGAGTGGTACCAAAATTGGTACTGGTTTGACGTTTCTCAGCCGTTGTTTCGATAAATGATTCGTCAATTTTTTGGGCGTTGATCGTGTAGAAGTTTTGCCTACCATTCGAGGCTGAGACCTCAATCCACCCAGCCTGAGCCAGACTTGATAGAGATTTGTAAACGGTCTTTTTATTCAGCTCTGTTTCGGCAGATATGGTGCTGGTGGCAGGACGGCAGCTTGAACCATCATCGTTTGCATAGTCACACAAACAGCGCAAAACAGCCTTGTCAGCAGAACTACCAACAAAACACTTGCCAGCCTTAAATGAGAGAGCGTAGGACATGATCAATCCTGAGAAGGATCCCTATAGGTAACCCAGGGCGAACTTGGCGCAAGATCCTCACGTTTAAAACGGCCATGACTGAGCGCTTCAATTTTTGGCGCCCAGTCCGTAGGCATTGGCCGTCTACCGTTTACGATGTGGCAGATAAACCCACGACTACAGCCCAAAATTTCGGCAGTTTTCTTCTGACCGCCGAAAAACTGAACTACTGCCAAAAAAGAAAGATTTTTCATTTAATAAATCAAAAGCATCTAAAAACCGATCTCAGTATATCAGAGATATACATAAAATCAAACCATGATTTATTTCATTAGGTTTACCATTGATATACACTGAAAGGAGAAAACTATGGCATTAACACCACTTCAAGAAAAAGAGTGCCAAACGTTAAAGGCTCTCTTCAATGAAAAATCTTCTCTGTCACAACGTGAATTTGTCAAAAAATACGATCTTGGAACTCCGGCAAACCTCGGTCAGTATCTAAACGGGAGAAGGCCGTTAAATATCACCATAGCTTCAAAGGTAGCTGCTGGATTAGGCATCAGGGTTTCAGATTTCAGTCCGAGACTGGCTAATGAAATTAAAGAATTGAAAGGGATTGGAAATGTGGAACCAGTGAGAACGAATCAAAAAAAGATTCCCTTGTTCTCTTCCGTTCAGGCTGGATTGTTTACTGATAGAGGTGCGGTAGTTGATCGGGAAACCTGTATAAGCAACGGGGATTTTATCTATGGTGATAACGAATTATCCGATGATTCCTTTGCTTTCAAGATTACCGGTGATTCAATGACACCAACCTTCACCGAAGGCGACATCGTGATCATTGATCCGAGCTTAAACCCTCAGCCTGGTGATTTTGTTGTAGCTCAAAGAGAAAGCCAGTACACAGACGGCATCGAAACGACATTTAAAAAATATAGACCAAAAGGGCTTAATAAATTTGGTCAGCAAGTTTTTGAGCTAGTCCCACTTAACATTGATTATCCAACTATCTACTCAGATCGAGAAAAATGCACCATTATCGGAGTAATGGTTGAGCACCGTAGAAGTTACAGACGAAACAACTACAGAAACTAGCAAAACTCAAATATTTTCAGACCGCCTCAGGGCGGTTTTTTTATGCATGCGCTGAATATCTAAGATATACAAGCTATGAGACAAAGGTATATCAATGCTATTGACAGATGTATATATCACTGATATATTTATTCCAACGTCAATCGTTCTTTAACTGTTTTCTGGATGACGTTCACAGAAAACTCAGGCTCCTAAAACCGAGTAAAGCGAAAGGTCATGGAGCCAAACTGGTGGCGAGTGAATTGCACCAAACGAATCGGAGCGAAAGTGAAGATGTGGCGATGAGAATGCCAAAACCGTCAAACGTTAAAGTCGTGTAGCGGGAGTAGGGGCCACTCGAAAAAAGACAGTTCACAAACACAAGGGCCTTCGGTAGTCGGTAGTTGCAAAAACGTTCTCCTGTATGGTTAACCGAGGGTCCTTCTGTTTAGGTCCAGAATGCGGTGCCTATCAACTAAATCTAACCAAATTCGACTAAAATTTAATAAAAGGAAGTTCAGATGTTTGTAAAGATCAACAGATATAGGAACAAGATCAAAAGGATGACAGATGCGCTCGAAAAGCTGGGCGTTGCTGGCATTGCACTTGGTCTATTTCAAAGCAATACAGCGGGTCTTTTGGGAGGTCTTGTTTTCATTGCTGTATCTATTGTTTTAACGAAGGAGGATGACGAATGACAACCGCTTGGATTCTTTATTTTGCAGGCTGCCTTGCATTGATTGCGGGGATTCTTATCCTTCAGCACTTAGGTAGCAAATAAACTATTCGGAAATTCCGAATAGTTCGATAGCTCGCTTCGGCGGGCTTTTTTGTTACCTGCAAACAAGGTTAATTATGAAATTTGAACCAAAAAAATTGAAATTCGTCCACGAGTTTCCGGATGATCGGGAATGGCTGGATGAGGAGCAGTCTAAGGCCAAACTGGTTTATTACGATGCCGTGATGATCGCCTCGATCAGCTATGACAGCGACGCCAGGTTATTCAATCTCTGGTTTGAGGATTTCAAATACAAGTATCCAAAGAATGACAAGGAAAACTCAGTCAAGCCAGCAGAGATGCAGAAAGAGAACAATCATTGTTTTGAAACTCTCAAAATCTGCAAGGAAGTCGTTTCAGAGGTTTTGAGTAAGTTCCTTCCACAGGTCGAATACATTCGGCCAGCGTTCGATGAAAAAGAATCCAGTCTGGATCTTTAAAACCGTGACAACACGGAAAGACGAGCACCTGAAAACCGCTCGAACACAAACAATACTAAGAGATAGAAGAAAGCAAGCAAACGAAGATCACGAACAGGAACACAATAATAAATTTCTTTTTCTTGCTGTAATTCGGATTTACTAACGTGAGCGTAATGCCAACTGGGAAACAAAAAACGAACCAAAGAAAAATAAACCAACCTCGTTGGCTGATTGAAGGCTTCTTTTCTTTCGTGCTCGAGTTAAAGACTGACTGTTGGAGAACTGGTTTTGTATCACCTCGCACATTCTCTACTTTAAATTCGTTTCGGAAGCCATAAGCATCGTCATTTTCCTTCTTATCGTCAACGGCGTCTTTAGTAATCTTAGAGAATCTTTTAGAGCTCTCTGCAAAACCTGACGGTGAAAAAGATGAAATCGGTGCAGGTGTTACTAGTTCGTTGCAACTCTGGCTACCAAACAACGACGGGAAATAGCATTTCTCATAGAGATATGTCTTTTCGATGCCAGTATCAACGTGAATTCCATGAAAACGAGTTTTAAAAATATTTGTTGGAACAACTTCACGAGTAGTTCCGGGATGGGTTCCGCCATAGTAAGTGAGTGGAATCACCTCTCCGGCATCCGCTGCTTGCTTCAGATATTCAATGATCTGGTCTCTCGTATCCGTATCCACGGATGTTCTCCAAAAATTGTCGTATAAATCAGACCTATTATAAAAATTTGCCCTCAACTATTAAGAAAAACTAGATAGTTCAGACCATCTTCATAAGCTCCCCAGAATTTTACCAATTTCAGCGCTTAGGGGAGCTTTTGAATGTGGTCTTTTTCACATACATAGGAGCGAACATGATTCTATTGCCAGGAGAAGGAGCGCAGATCCTCAATGATTGCATCCAGAACATCATTGATGATCGAGGTTCAACTATTGACCTGAATGATGCTCTCAGGTACGCAGAACGCGCAGTTGTCAGGGCGCTGCTGACAGGTCAGAAACAGGTCATTCTTGACCTTGATCACGTCGTACCTCTGGATCGTGCTCAGTCGGAAGTCAAGGATTTATTCAAAGAACACAGTCAGAACATCTTCTCTGACAAGTGCAGTGACGTTATTGAGGATCTCTTCCCAGACATCAAATAAAACCCAACCTTTGGGAAACCCCGCCGATTTTTCACTTCTCCTTTTAGATCGGCGGGGATTTTTTTTTACCAGTTTTTGAACCTGCGCAAGGGATTATTAAAGTCCCCCTCCTATCCCCTCGTTTGCTGAGTAAGTATCTAGGTTGAGAAAGCAAGGGAGTACAGCATGCGGGAATAATCAGTAATCGGGCAAAGGCCTTGGTTTGGGCCCCATAAGGAATTACTGATCGCAGGTTCATCCAGTTTTTCAAGGTGAGACCATGAACGAAAAATTTGATGAACTACTAAAGAACGATGTCACGTGTGCTCTGTGCGCATTTGTTGCGTCTTTAATCGCTTTTCTCATTCTTACCTTAGTTCTCGGAGTGTGAGTTTCATGAATATGAACCCGCGCTGCTGTCCTGGCCCTGGCGACCTTTGGCAACTGAGCTGGCAGGAAGAAAAACGGCAAGCCGAATATGAGCGCCTGGTTGAGAAGTTCTTTGAGAAGTACATCCCAGAGTACTGCGATGAGCACATCAACGAGCTGGCAGAAGCGGGCGAGGATGAAAGACATCCAGAGATTGAACCAATTTTTGATGAGTTTTTGAAAGAGGAAGGGTGGCACTGATGGCCTGGACACGTGAGCAAAAAAACGCCTATGAGAAAGCGCGTTGCAGGAGGCTGAGACCGCTCGGCAGAAAGGCAGGAAAAGGAACTGTCCTAGGTCGCCCAAAAATTAAAAACGAGGAAAAACCGATCCTCCCGCAGACCCCTTTTTCAGCGCTATTTACAGAATTTTTTATTGACCGGAATCCGAAAAAATGAATGAACAACAACGGGCCGAATGGCTGGAAGGACGGCGCCAGGGCATAGGCGGATCTGACGTTGCAGCCGTGTTAGGACTAAGCCCCTGGAAAACTCCTTTAGATGTCTGGAATGACAAATTAGGGCTTTCTGAAGATCACGAGCAAAGCGAAGCAGCCTACTGGGGAACCACGCTGGAAGATACAGTCGCCAAAGAGTTCCAAAAACGCACTGGCTACAAAGTCCAGCGTGTCGATCACCAGTTCACTGATCCTGAGAACTCCTGGATGATCGCCAATATTGATAGAGCAATCATCAATCCGATGATAGCCAGCAGAGTAAGACCGCTAAAAACTGAAAAGGAAGTTCAGACATACGCCAAACTTTCAGGTGTTGAAAGACCGATTAACACAGACATTGCTTTCGAGGCCAAAACCGCCAGCACGTTCATGAGCAACCTGTGGGGACCATCACAGGAGCTAGAGATTCAGCAGCACAACATCAAAACTGAGCACGTGATACCGCTGTATTACGAAACTCAGGTCCAGTGGTACTGCGGAATTCTGAAACTCAGAGGAATGTTCCTGGGTGTGCTGATTGGCGGGGCTGATTATCGTCTCTACTGGATCGAAGCACGGCCAGACGTGTTTGAGGCCATAAAAGAAAAATGCAAAACGTTCTGGTTCGAGAACGTGCTGCAAAAAATACCGCCGGAACCAGTCAATATCAAAGACGTTTTGAAACTATACGGGAGAAGCAATGGCGAAACTCTTGAAGCTAAGGGTGATCTTGTTGTTGATGTTGGTGAATATGTACGTGTTGACGGCCAGATTCAGGAACTCAATAAGCAGAAGGATGCACTCAAGAACAAAGTCTGTTGTCAGATGAAAGATTTTGAAGCTGTCTCAATCGGTGGAAAAACTGTCATCACATTCAATCAGCAGACATCCAGGCGTTTCGACGTTGAAAAATTCAAACGAGAGCACCTGGATTTGTACTTCGCCTATTTAAAAGAAACATCAACCCGCGTAATGCGATTAAAGGAATGAAATGAGCACAACAGATCAACTTGCAGCAGTAGTCACACCGACAACAGCACCAGTTGCCAAACCGAAGACAAAAGCGCCGATCATTGTGCAGCAGGTGCTTTCTGATCAGTTCAAGAAACAGCTAGCCCTGGCGGTTCCAAAACACCTCAATGCTGACAGAATGGCCCGCATTGCTGCCACCGAGGTGCGCAAAAACAAGGCGTTGCTGAACACAGAACCTACATCGTTTTTAGGCTCGGTCATGCAAGCTGCACAGCTCGGTTTAGAGCCTGGATCCGCGCTCGGTCAAGCCTACCTAGTTCCATACGGCAATCAGTGCCAGCTGATTATTGGCTACAAGGGCATGATTGACCTAGCGAGACGTTCAGGCCAGGTCATTTCGCTCAATGCGTATGCAGTGCGTGAAGGCGATGATTTCAATTTCCAGCTCGGTCTAAAACCTGACATTCATCATGTGCCAAGCCTCGAAGCTGACCGCATCAAGAAACCGATCACATACGTGTATGCAGTTGCCACTCTCAAGGGTGGCGGTTATCAGTTTGAAGTCATGTCCAGAGCTGAGATTGAAGCCGTCAAAGCCAAGGCAAAAAGCAAAAACATTTGGAACTCTTACCCTGAGGAAATGGCGAAAAAGACCGTTATCCGCAGATTGTTCAAATATCTTCCTGTCTCGATTGAGGCGCTGGAAATCACAAACGCCGATGCAAAACGTGAGGCGGGTGAGAAAGTCGAGCCGGATGACGTGATCAACATCGAGGCTGTGAGCGTTGAGGATTTTGAAGATGGCGAGGTCATCAGCACCCAGGAGAACGCCCATGAGCCACAGAGTTGAGTTTGTTTGGCACGACCATGAGTGCTACAAGGTGAAATTTGACGGCGAGACAATTTGCACGCTGTACAAAAACACTATTGGGTATTGGACAATTAAATCAGAAGATCCGCCTGATTCAAAGTTCGAAAACCTCTTTCACTCTTTGGGAAGAACGTATTACTGGAGAATGCTATATGAGGCCAGGGCATCGATCCGCATGGCGCTAAAATCTTGTAATCGATAACACCGCGGAATTCAAAATGAAGAACAACCCTTACCGGATAGATCAATACTACAAATACACACTGCAAGAATCCCACGAGCTTGACAAGGCTCACAAGCAGATGCTCTTTGGAAAATTCCTAGATCAGCGCAGTGAATTTGTGTATTTGGGAATTATTCAACTAATTCATAGGAACATAGGCACACCCTACATGCCCTATGAGGTGTGTGCTGTAACAGTTAGACAACACAACGAGATTCTGAGATTTTTCCCTAAGTTTTTGAAGAAACTTGGACGGTTCATTGAGACCTACAAGGGTTTAGACTGTTCGTTGTACGTTGCCTGGCACGAGAAAATAACAGAGCTGTACAACCAGTTCAAAGACAAAAAACCTTATTTCAATGATTAGAAGGAGCGATCATGCCACTGACCATTAAATCAAATGACCTCCACCTATTAGATGATATTGACTATTTGTCTGACAAGGCCGATGCCGAAGGTTACGGCAGATCAGTTTTAGATCCTGCAATAAAAGCGTTGTGCGATGAGGAAAGCTACTGGAAATTTGATGGTGAGAATGACAATATCGAGATCTCTTATAACGTGTATCAAAAAGGAGAGAACAGTACTGTTAAAGGCATTATCGTGACTGTGAACGGTAAGGTTATCCTTAATTCCGGTAGATAAAAAAACAAATTTAAAAACAACACGCCTCCGAATTCAAAACTCGGAGGCTTTTTTATGGAGTAAAGATGGAGATTGAACTTGTACTGCATACACCCAGAACGCGAATTCTTTTGATAGATACAACACCTTATGGGAAGCTGATAAAAAAGAGGATCGACAACCACAGCTTTTGGTGCTTCGATGAAGGGTTCGATGTGTCTATTGATATTGATGTTTTACACGTCATCCGGGATTACTGCCGATTCAGATTGTTTAGCTCAGACAGACAATTTTTCAAGCAGATAAGGCGGGAGATCAATAAATATTTGAAGGAGATACAGGATGAGTGATTTCCTATACACCAGGCAGGATTTGAACAATCTGCATTCTGCGTTTTCGGACTACATCGACAGCCCAGAGATCACAGCGCCTCAGATTTTCCTTGTTGGTCAGGGTATTTTGCGATTCCTTGAGAACTGGATGGGAAAATGTGTGGATTATCACGGGAATGAAACACAAGAGGATTCCTTTGTTTACGTTCCAGAAGATTTGCACAACTACATTCTGAATTTTATTAACAGCTTGATTCAAGACTTAAAAGCACGGATCAGGCTCAACAAGAAAGAAACCTACTGGCGAGAAGAATACCGAGAATTGCTTGCATATATGCAAGACGCTTACAACGAACTTAAAGAAAAGGAGCCCATTTGATGGGCTTTTTTAATGGAGAAAAAATGACACTCCTAGGAAAACACATTAAATCATTGCTTAAGGCAATCCCAAAATACAACATCCGATACTACTTAAATGGCCTGTACGTTAATTTCGACTTAAAGGAGATCGTAGTAACAAATGGTCATATTCTTGTGTTACTCGAAAATCTTGAAGAATTAGATTTAGACGGAACTGGAGAAGTGATCATCCCTAGAAAGGTCATCGAAGCTGCGACAAGTGTTTGTGACCTTAAGGCGCCAGTAAAGATTACGAATTCAGAGTTTTCTATTGGTGATCTAACCATTAGATATCAGCCGATAGAGTACAAGTTTCCAGAAATTCGCCATATTTTTCCAAAAGAAGAAGTTTCTTACAACGATAGCCGTTTCTGCTGGTTTCAATCGAATTATGTGAAGGTCGTTGAAGAAGTATCAAAAGTATTTGATGTTCTCTTTAAATTCTTTCCTCCAAAGAATACAAAAGGAGGCGTTTGCAAACTAACAGGCATTAGCTGTGACACTTCGACAGTCGTGACGATGCTATTAGCACCGTGTGATGTTGACATTAATGGAAAAGAAAAGACATGAAAATTGTTTTTATCTGCACTGCTTTAATCGTCTTTAGCGTTTCGTTTTTACCGTTGATAGTTTCTTCCCACTTACCAACGTTTTTGATCGGATGCCTCTTAATCGGCTTATTCATGCTTTTGACGTACCTCGTTTATTCAATCGTTTTAAAAATCCTAGAGAAGGAGAATCAATAATGAAATTATCAACAATCGCAGCCATTACAGGTGTTTCTGCTGCTGTTGTGATCGGCGGTATATACGCTCTTTGCAATCTGCAAACCGTACCCGCTGGGTATGTAGGTGTTAAGGTCAATCTTTACGGCTCTGATAAAGGTGTCCAGCAAGAAGAATTAGGGGTAGGACGTTACCTTTTAACGTGGAATGAGCAGGCGTACTTGTTCCCTACATTCAACCAGCTCCACACTTACGAAGTTCCGTTCACATTCCAAACCTCGGACGCTATGGCCGTTAATGCCATGATCGGCGTTGAGTATCAGGTCAAACCTTCAATGGCTACTAAGGTGTTTCAGACTTACCGGAAAGGTGTTGAGGAAATCACTGATGTGAACCTTCGCCAGAACGTATCTGATGCCCTGATCAAATACGCTTCTCTGATGGATGTCAACGAACTCACGGCGAACGGAAAATCTAAGCTGTTGGACCACGTAACCGAAGAATTGCGTCATCAGCTCGAAGATGTCGGGATTCACATTATTAGAGTTTCTTGGGCGTCCGATATCGAATATCCGCCTCAAGTTCGAGAATCCATTAACGCGAAAATCGAGGCTACTCAGCGCGCCATGCTGAGAGAAAACGAGGTAGCACAGTCAAAAGCTGAGGCAGAAAAAGCACGTGTAGCAGCGCAAGGTGAAGCTGATGCTCAACTCACTAAGGCCAAAGCAGAAGCCGAATCTATCGCCATAAGAGCCAAAGCGTTACGCGACAATCCCCAAGTTTTAATGCTTGAAGCAATTTCCCGTTGGGATGGAAAGTTGCCAACCTATTTGGGTGGAGACACGTTGCCAGCCCCTCTCATGCAACTCAAGGAGCAAAAATAGCAATGAACAAGTACAAATTGAGAGTTTTGTTAAATCCTCGTTGGTGGATCAGGAATTACGGAACAGATAAAGATATTGACGATTTCTTTCGTTATCTGATTGACCATAAAAGCGAAGTTAAAGTCAAAATCGTAGATGAATATAGGTTATCGATCACATTTAGATGTCGGGTTTATTACATTTGGCGTGAAAATTTTCCATATGCATACCTTCAAACTGTTGAAACACACAGTAAGGACGGCTTAATAAGATCAGAAAATATTTTGCCTTCACGTGCTACAGCGTTGGAATTTTACGAAACGTTTGATCGGGAGATAGAACCACAAACCGCTGCCAGAAGTATCCTTAACCTCGTAATACAACCGGAGAAAATAGATGTGGATCATCAATGATTTAAATATTGCCAATCAGGTCTATGAATTCATCAGCCCTGAGGCTTTGAGCGATCTGTTCGATCGCTGTAAACGATATGGTGACTTTGAATATATCTATGTTGCGAAAGGAGACACTGAGTTTCTTCGAGTTTGTGGCCATGTTTTTGCATGGGTTGATTATGATCCAGACAAATGGAACCCATTCCCCCAAAATCGACCTCCAAAAAACGGCCCTTATTTAGTGACCGTGAAACCAGATTATGGAGCTAATAGGGTGATTCCATGCCGATACAACAGAGCGGGAGGTTGGAACGGTTTAAACAATAAAGAAGTTCTAGCGTTCAGAGAATATCCGAAACCCTACCAGGAGACAGAAGATGTGGAAGATTAAAGACCCTACTTTAAAGGAAAAGATCAACCATTTGCTATCGGATGAAATAATTGCACAGGGTTGCAATCGACAAATGGACGATAACTCCGATTACATTTTGTTGACCAGTGGGGAAGTAGACATCAAACTTAAGAAAGAAAGTTTTGAAAACTTTCCTGATTACAACCCAGAAGGATGGAACCCGTTCCCCGCTTTCAGACCTCCACGCGCCGGTAACTACTTAGTTTACTTAAACGGAAGATTTGAGCACCAGGTTCGTGTTTCTTACTTCAATACAGATTACAGAAGTTGGGACCAATATAGTGACGCGGTTGTGTTGGCTTTCAAAGAACTGAAAATTGAACCGCCTGATGACGAAATTTTAAAGTTTAGTACCAACAAGCGGGAGTAAAAAAATGGGAAAAATAAGCGCTGAACTTTTAAACCCAGCTGTCACCGCGTTTGCACTTAAACAGGAAGATGAAAGATTGAAAAAACTTGATCCGGTCGTGATTACTTCATTAAGTTTCATTCCTGGAAAACCAAAATATTTGCTTATGCTCGGAGTAGATTCTTGTGCATTAGCACATAACATCATCTTGTCGAAAGAGCAGGTTTTAACCCTTATAAGATCTTTTTCGGAAGCTCTCGGTGATTGGGATAAAGAATAGTGTCAACTAACAAGAAACCCAGGAAAAAGTACAAGCCTCGGAGAATCTGCCTGAATGGTTGCTTTTACACGAAAGAAACAATCCAGGAGCTCAAAGACATCATCAACAATCTTGCATTAGTCGTGTTCACGACACTGCCAAGCGGTAGAGCCAGCGATTCAAATATGCACGAGATTGAAGATCTTCTGAACTGGATCGGGATGATGTTGTTCGACCGCAAATGGAAAGGTCAGGAAGCCGAAGCGCGGGAATTCACAAACAGACAGATTGAAGCCCTTTACGCACTGGCTGCAATCGTGGAGCGAAAGAAAGCGGGAAAGACTTCCGGTTATGTCGCCAAAGCCGATGAGCTCAAGATCATCCAGGAGGTTTGCTCCGATGGTGTCGCACTGCTCAAGGAAGGCATGGAGGTTGCACCGGAAAGGACAACCCGCGAATTCCTAGCAGCACGACAGCTCGCCAGGGAGCAGTTGGAAGCTGGAATCCGTGACGTTTTCGAGTTGCCAGGACGCACCAGAGCAATTCTCAATCAAAGACATTTCAGACGCCCCTAACAAAGGGGCGTTTTTCATGGAGGCGGTATGCCAAAAAATTACCCGTATGGCGAGGTTGTTTTCAGCGATGATGGAGAAACTCTTCTGTACGGATGGCTCGACATTGAAGAGGTGATTAAATCTCTCTCAGATTTTTTCTATGAACCTATAGAGCCATCTGACATTAAAGATGTCATCCATGAATACTGGAAATTTGTCCCGTGCCGAAACCATCCAGAAGGATATTCAGGTCTCTATTACCCGTGCAAACACACAACTAGAGGTGCGATTAAAGGCACTCGCGTAATTCTCAAATAGATATAAGGTGAAACATGACAGACACAAAACAACAAACAGCATGTGCATTCGTGTTGTCGACACATGATTATGACAAAGAAGAATGCATGAAAGTTGTCAACGATCTCAGAGAAAAATATTCGTCAAAAATTGATAGTGAACTTGGCAGTTGGATTGACGATTTGAGCAAAGCGATGCCAGGCTCTAATTTGTCTGATGATCCGATAAGCAGAGAACGCTGGCGCATCATTTTCGTGAAAATGGCAGCGATGCCGAAAGACCTTGAAACTTTTAACGTCAAGTTCTGTTTGCACAAGGACTTTTGCGACACATTGAACATAATCTACAGACAGAAAAATCACGATTACGGCGATTCGTTTGCAAAAGTTCGTTCAGTTGTCCCAAATGCAATTCTCGTGAGGTTGATGGACAAATTAGAGAGATTGAAAACACTCCTGGGCAAGGGAGAACAAGCCCAGGTCGTTGATGAAAGTATTTATGACACTCTCATTGACATGGCTAACTACTGCATTATGGAAGTTGTTGAGCGCAGATTGGAACTGGACGCTCTTAACGAAAAGATCAAACTGAGGCTCAACGAAAAGCGCGAATCAGAACCTCAGGAAGAACCTCCTAAGCCTTGGAAATGATTAACGTACATCTGACAGACCGCCCACAGTGGCGGTTTTTTCATGGACAGAACAAATGAATAAAAGTATCAGCCTGAGAGACATAACCGAGCAGATTGAAATTCCGGCATGGACTAAGGCGATCACACTGACCGCTTTTTCTCAGAAAAAGTTCTCAGAAGAAAAGCTCAACGGAATTTATAACCTGTTTGCAACTCTGCTAGGAATGACTGCTGATGAGGCGCGCAAAAAATATGCACTGCGTTACTCAGCAAAATTTGAACAGGACAAAACGGAGTATCTCGTTGAGTTTTTTGATTCCCCTGCCGATGGAAGAAAAACAAGGTACTAAGGAGTGATAACGATGAAAACAAGGCTTATCAGAATCAAAGAGATTGCTGAAATTTCGGGGTTCTCAATCTCGACAATCAAGAATTACATAAATGGCGGGTATTACTCAGCACGAGGATTTATTCATAAAGACGTGGGCTTCCCGAAACCCGCCAAAGTTGTCAATGGGATCAGACTGTTTGAAGAAAGTAAGATCCGACAGTTTTTTAACATTGCTTGATCAAACTAAAACAATACTTCGCCCAGGCGTCCATCATCTGGCGACGCCTGATAAATGACTTGTTCCGCTCGTATGCACCGTTATAACCGTCCTGAGGTTTGTGGTGCAAACAGAGCTCTGCAACACGATCACTGAATCTTTGATCGTTACCTAATTCATCATCTTGCGCCCACGTCCTGAACGTTGCACGGGCAATCCCGTGGGGAGTGGCGCGCACATCTTTCTCACGTGAGCGTGTCTGCTCACAGTCAATCCACTTGCTAGGCAATTTTTTCACGACATTAGAAAATGCCGTGTCAGTCATAACTTTTCCGGAAGGATTTGGAAATATCAGATCCTGTCCTTCTCGCCTAGGCAACTGTCTCAAAAATTCAATCACTTCATCCGCCAGGGGGACGATCAAGGCCCCATTTTCTGACATTTTCAGCTGAGACGGCGGAATATCCCAAATTCGATTTTCAAAATCAATCTGGCTCCACTTCGCCTCCCGCGCTGTCATTGAGCGTGTTGCTGTGAGAATGGCGAAAAATGCACACCTGTTTGCATTAGACCCAGCGAAGTTGTCATGAAGCTCCTTCATGAAAGCGGGCAATTCTTTCACACTCAGGGCGCCTCGATTGCGCGGAATATGTTTGCCAGGAGGCAGCAAAAACTTCAATGCTCCTGATTTATCCGCTGGATTGTCGTGGTTGAAATATCTCTTTGCTTTCGCCCAGTCAAACACTCTTTTGATTAACTGGACAACTCTTTCCACTGTATCCGGTTTATTGTGAATTCTTTTCGCTAGCTCTGCGATGTTGTCGCACGTTATGGAGTTGATTTCCAGGGTGCCGATGAACGGCAGCACATGATTCTTCATTCTAGATCTGTAAACACGGTGACCCTTGTCAAGCTCCTGCCATTTTCCAACTTCAAGGTTCCAAGCCTCAAAACGTTGTGCAACTTCAGAAAATGTCAACGAATCAACTTTCTGCTGCTTATCTTTCTTCTCAAAACGCTGTAAAAATTCGTCCTCTGAAAGAGCCTTCAATCTTGTGGCCTCAGCCCTGGCCTGAACGAGAGAAAGCTTTTTCGTAGATCCGATTCCTACCTCACGTCTCCTGCCGTTTATTGTTCTGCGGAAATACCAGGAGCATGAAGGACCTCGTTTTCTAAAACAGAGTCCCTCAATTTTTGCATCAAAAAAATATCCGTCCTGTTCAACGTTATCAATAAATGTCTGGGTCAGTTTAGTAGCCAT